TAGTTACCTAGATCTTGGCCTTGATAATAATCCTGATGTGATATTCCGTCTAATAAACCCATTTAGTTATGATTTTTCTTGTTGAAGACTGAGCTGCTCTTTAGCTGTTGCTGCTTGAGCAATATTAAAATCCTGTATAGACACTCCTGCTAATTGTAATATTTTCATTACTAAATTTTTTTCTTCTGATTGATGTAACCCGAAGTCTCGCCTGTCACTAGCAGCAGGATTGTAAATAGCGTCAGATCCAATAAGTACGTACGTCCAATTAGGTGGTGGTGGTTTAGTTATATAATGAACTTCAACAGAAGCTCCAGTTTGGACCTCTGGGTATACTCGTATAGTAAGCATATTAGGTTCATCCGGACCAGTCGACTGAAGCGATCTTGTAAATACCGGTCTACTCGTTGATGGACTAGTTAATGGCGAGTTTTGATATAAGTATATTTCGCTAGCATTTTCTAATTCTTCAGCAATAATCCAATTCTCAGGTTGACCTTGTGGAGCGTAATTAACTAATACGGATTCAAGTTTATGTATATTAGCATCAGATAAACTAACTCCTCCAAATAGACCACTAGTATTCTCAATCATTGAAGTAGTCATGTGCGAAGCAATTTTCTCTTCTACAAGATCTCGCAAATCAGAGGTTACTGTACTATTGCCAACTGGAACTCTTAAAAATTGATTGAGGTCGTAAAAATATTGCTCAAATATTTCGTTCTGAGCGTGATTGGCAAATAAGTTAAACTCCTGTGGAGTTATATAACCTCTTTGTTCTTTATTAGCTAATGCCAAAACTGTTTGATATACTCTATCTACACTTACTGCCATAATTCGTTTTTTATAGTTTAGTGACCACCCCGAAGGGTGGCCACCCAACTAAGTGATTATTATTTTAATCGTTTTTCTATACTTGAATAAACTTCCATGCCTTCGTCGGTCTTAAACCAAGCAGCTAAGGCGTTATAAGGATGTTCATCAAAAGGAACAGTCATTAGTTTTCTATTGTTAGATCCCCATACAAACGTTCTTTGATCTTGTGATAATTTAATTATCTTCATTTCTACAGCTCTAATACCAAAGTTTCTGAGCATCACGTTTTGATCATTAACTAATTCTAAGAACAACTTAGGGTTATTTTTAGCATATAGTAATAAATCACGCTTAAGCTCCTTAGAACTCATTTTAGATACTTTAGAACCAACCTCTACTCTCATAACAGCCTCTGCCATATCAATATCTAGGTTAATAGCGGCATTTAATGCCTCTACTTCCATCTCAAGATTTTCGATCTGAGTAGCCGCTTTAACGACAGGTTTTTCTTCGTAAAATATTTTGTCTCTATCTGGGTGATATAAAGAAAGAAGTTTTTGTAATATAACTTTTTGTTTTTCTACAATTAACATACCATTTCTAAAAATAATATGTTCCATTCTTTGATCGCCTTGCATTTCATCGACAAAACACGTGCGCTGGTTAGAGCAGTATTTTAACTCTCGCTCATATCCTTTTTCTTCGTCAAACCAGTGAATGCTGGCGCCTTTAATAGATCTAGATAAAGGCTTTTTGCGGCCTTTGAGTCTATATATTCTATCTTTTAACTCCCATCCGTCGTTTAATACTTTATTTCTTTTTTCAACTCGTTTTGGTTTTTGCTCTACGTAAACTTCTTTAGGAGCTTCTTCTACCGCAACGGTTTCTTCTACTAGAGGTTCTTCTACAACCTCTTCTTTTTTTGTTTGCTTTTTAGCCATAATATAATATAATAAAAAATTAATATAAAACTACCCCACCCGAAGGTGAGGTAGTTTCGTCAAATATAGTTTACTTCATCAACATAAAGTTGTTTGCTCCTTGAGTCACTAAGCATCTTTCAGATAAGTAGTGAATCTGCATTGCGTCAAGCGCTGATGTAGCAGCTCCAACCGAACCAGTAACCCAAGTCTTAAGACGACGGTCATCAGTTTGAGAAGCTCTGTAACGCACGTGTAAGAACGGACGCTTCATGTTTCTACCTAGTGCCTGATCATATACAGAAGAAACTCCAGCTGGAATAATAACCCCACGAATAGCAGCGCTAGTCGCTCTAGAGTTAATACCACCACGAGTTGCTTTGTCGTTTAAGTAGCGGAAGTCAGACTTGTAGAAGTCGTAAGATCCACGACGGAAACCAGAGAAACCAAGGTTAAGTGCCATATCTTCAGAGTTATCAAATACTCCGTAAGAAGTACCACCAGCACCGTAAGAATTCATAGATGCAAGCATATCGTCCATAGCTAAGCTAGTTGAACGATTAACAAACATCATATTCTCCTCAATAGCACCCTGGTTGTCAAACTCAGCAAGAATAGCATCGAACTCAGCTAAATCAGTAGCAGCGTTAACACCAGTAACACCTGAAGTTACGTTTCCACGAGACTCGATAGCCGCGAATAAACCTTCAGTACCAGCGCCGTTTAATCCTGCGTCAGCAGAACCACGGACCTGCTTATCAGCAAAACCAATAGCAGAGTCAGCAGCTGTTTTCTCAGCTTCAAGCATAGCCATCTCTAAGTAATCAGTGAAACGAGCACGAGTGTCTCCAGCAGCCTTTAGGTACCATAGGTAACCTGATTGACCCATTTCGCCAGAAACCTCAACCCAACCAACTTGTGAAGCATCAGATCCAGAGATCTCGTAGTAATCCTTCATAATGATTGGCTTGTTGCTGTACGACTTAAACGTTGGCTCTAAAGCTTCACGACGCTCAGAACTGTGAGTACCAGTTTGATCAGAGTAAGATTGTCCTTTACCAAACTCAGAACCAATAACTAATAACGTCGCTGTACCATCTGCTAACTCATCATCTAAAATATCGTTAGCATAAGGCTCTAAAGTAACAACCGCTGTTCCAACTTCTGCTTCTGTACAAAGCGCTTTAACTACAACGCCCGCTTGTGCGATAAGTACCATATCGTTCACACGGATACCATGTTGAGTTGTAAAGTCTGTTGGAGCGTTTCCGTCGATATCAGTGGTAACTGTAAAAGTTCCATTAGTATCTCCATCTACGTCTAATGTACCTACGTAAGATAGGTGTAAACGTGATTGCTCAGACCATACCACTTGATCAGCGGTCATAGACTCTTCAGCCCCAACTTGAGAAAGAAATCCTGAGATAGTTCGGTTTCCGAATACCTCAGCCTCTTTTTCCATTAGGTCTGGTACATATTGTTGCGCCCAACCTTGACCGGCTGTAGACGCTAAATCTAGATAATTTGAAGCTAGTGTTTGACGCTGTGAAGCAGCAACGCTATTCAAATTACTTCCATTTGTAATTGCCATTTTTTCTTAATTTTAATTTTTGTTTTTCATTTTAAATTTAAAAGAGTTAGAATCATCGCCTAATACTCGGGCTTTTATTCCGCCAGTCATCGCTTCTTTATGCGAACCCCTTGGATCCATATTAATATTCTTCGATGTCTTAATGCTTTCTTTTAAAGCATCAGCTTTACCTTGCTCATAAAAATGCTGAGCTATACTATCGGCATTCATAGCAGTATATAACGCTTTATGGTATCCTTTAGCATCTGAAAGTTGCTTGTTCTCATCTACAAACTTTGCCATGAGATTATTTATATCACTTTGCTTTGCTTTTACTCCATTAACATCATTAACGTTAAATCGATATTTTTTATCTCCGACACTATATTCAAAACCTTTGAATTTGTCATTAAAAAGATTATTAGTCTTTTTTTCAAAAATATCGCTACTTTGCTTTACAGCTTTATTAGTCTGTTCTGACTCTTTATTGTATCGATTGAAGAAATCAATTGCTTTCTGTTGCTCATCTGTGAGTTTACTTCCAGCTTTTATTTCTTCATAGTATTTAGACTTTTGCCCGTCTAAGTAGGTCTTGGCCTCGGCAACTTGCTCTTTAAGGGCCAATTTTTTACGTTTAATATCTTTTTCATCATCATACTCTTCGTCAAATGAGAATCGATCCTCAATAAGAAAATCAATTTCATCTGTAGTTAGATGAGGTTTAGTTCTTTTATAGTACTCACGTAAAGCTTCTTGATCATTTATACTAGATGTATCACGATTAAGCTTGACATAATCCTCTAAATCTCCGCCAGTTTCTTCCATAAAATCCATTAATTTCTGAATATTTTCTGGTAGTGGCTTACCTGTTTCCTCTGCATCGTCAAGAGCTTCCATAACTTCCTCTTTAGTTACGGTTTCTTCATCAGTAATTTCTTCTAGTACTGATTGTTCTTCTTGTGCTTCTCCTTCCGATTGTACTTTGTCTTCACTTTGTGCGGACTCGGTGTTTTCATCGCTTCTAACCACTCCTGAGTCGTCAGCGTCATCTTCTTTAGCTTCATTGGTTGTTGGGTTTGATAAATCTACTTTGATGACATCCGGATCATCTTTGCTTTCAAATTTCTCTAAATCAAGTTCAGGTTGCTCTTGCGCAACTTCTTCAACTTGTGGTGTTTCGTTTTCGACCTCATTGATTACTTCTTCAAGGTCTGTTTGATTATTGTTTTCCATAATATAAAATATAAGTTATTATCTAGGTCCAAAAGCCTCTAAACCAAATCCGCTACCAATAATATCATTACCTGCGGATTCAAAGTTTTTAGGCGATTTACCCGTTTTTCTTTGATCTATAAGTTCACTTTGCTGTGAAGCTTGTATTTTAGTTCTTTCGTCTTTTCTATCTTCTTTTTGCTTTTCTCTATCTTTCATTCCGCCAACTTCAATTCCTTTAAGTTGCATGTTGTACTGAAACTCTAGCCCCATTAGCTCTTTTTTAGCCGCCATCTCTAATTGCATTTTTTGAGCATCTGCTTGATTTTGAGCCTGGATTAATTGTATTTTACTTTGAGTTATAGCGTTTTGCTTTTGTATTTCAGCTTGCGCAGCAGATTGCGCTGCTTGTTGATTAGATTGTGTTTGAGCTTGGATATTTTCTAGTTGCTGTCGTCTATCGCGTTCAACTTTTTGATTACGCCTTATTTTCAATAACTGATTGGCTAGTTTGAGATTTCTAACTTCTCTAATATCAATAGCGTCCTCTAATTCTACACCACTTTGTTGCAATGCCATTTGAATGTTATTTTCCAACAATTGCTTTTCTTCTTCATCGGGCGATAATTCTAGAAATATACCAAAGTCATGTAAGTGAAGTTCTTTTAATTCTTCGAGCTTAGCAACGTTTTTATGCCCAATAGCTTCAATAAAAGCGTTTTTAGTAGGAGAGTACTCTATAACATCAGCTATTCTTAAAGATAGTTTTTCAGCTGTTTCTGAAGTAAGTAGCAATCCTCCTTGCAAGATATGCCTTGTAGCTACATTAGAATTAGCAGCAGCTATCTTTTGAAGTCCGACTAATGCGTTTTTATCTGGCATACTTCCATCTCTAGCTTCATTAAGACCCGTAACATCGCGTATCATTTGTAGATAATAGTTGTACGTCTGTATTAAAGACTGTAGTTTCGCGCCTTTACTGCTAGATTGTATTTCTTGAATAGGCACTTTACCTGGATTCATATCGCCCTCAGAAGTAAAGCTTCTACATATAATACTACAAGTTTGGAAGAACATATTAAGAGCTTCTTGCGGATTGTAATTAGTGCCATTGCCTAAATCAACTTCAGCTAACCCATCAGCGTCAAGATAAACACCGTCTGGTACCATCTTAGCCATGACCTGCTGTAGTTTTAAATGAGTCAATTGAATCATGTCAGCAAAACCAGTAATTCTGCTAACTAAACTTTGAATTCTACCTTCATACATTCTTGGAGCTACGATACTATAGTTCATTTTGACTTTATTAAAGTCGCTTTTTGAACGTACCATGTTCTTTGCCATCTCCCACTTTAGTAATTTATCACATCCCGGTAAATACACGCCATCATATAAAACCTCTATTTTCCTAGACTCTCTAGTATAGTCGCCATC